ATCCTGCCGGTGGTGAGCAAACGGTATATGGAAATCCTAACCACGGATATACTCCAAGTGGCGTAAATATTAATACTTACTTAAACGATTTAATATTTACAAAGTCGACTTATACTACAATGTCAATAGTAACTCAACCTTTAATTAAGTCGACTGTTGAATCATCAGGAACACTACTTGCAGCTGCTAGAATTGATAAAATTGGTATTTATTATGAATATAGTGGATCTGCAATTACTGGAAGTTCTAATGGTTATATAGTAGTGTCAGGATCTGATATATTAACAACGGATTTACAAGGACAATCAGTATATGGAGTACCGATAAATGTTCCTGCACAATTACAAGATTTTATCGGATCTGCAACAGGAAATATATTTTATAATGGAACTAAAATAACATCACGAGGATTTAACATTGCTAGTCCAGACACAATTGATGGAGGCCCAGTCGTTGAAACGAGACAAACTAATCCGAATCAATTGATTTATCAATCACCGGGCGAAAATGGTAATTTCTCATTATCAGGACAATAAGTAGTATTTTTTACAATGAAAATATTTATATTAAATAAAAGGTAAATAACAATGGGATATTTAAACAATAGTTCAGTAACAGTAGATGCAATTCTTACCAGAAAAGGAAGAGAACTGCTAGCAAAAGGACGAAGTAATTTTAATATTACACAGTTTGCGGTTGCGGACGATGAAATTGATTATGATTTATGGAATCCTGATCATCCGCTTGGAACATCATATTATGGCACAATTATTGAAAATATGCCAATAGTAGAAGCAGTACCAGACGAAACACAAATGTTGAAGTATAAACTTATTACACTTCCTAAGAAAACTACAAAAATACCAGTAGTAACTGTAGGTAATACATCAATTACATTAGTAGCAGAAGGCGATGTTGCAACAATTACGCCAAATACATCTAATTTTACTGGTGGGAATTCATCATTAGGATATACAGCAATTCTTTCAAATTCAGATGTTGCAGATATTAGAGTAGCTCCAGGTGGTGAACTTCAAACATCAGTGTTGCCAACGGCTCCTAGATTTATCGGAGATAATCAAGACGCACAAAGTGTTGCAATTGCTGGTAGATCATTTATAGTAGTAGCGAAACGACAAATTGAAAATAAAACTGCGACTATTACTATTATAGGTAACGAAACAGGCGGTAGTACTACAATTAATTTAACGGTTAATGCAACAACAATTCAAACACAACGTGGAACATCAGCATTAAGTTAAAATATTAGAGGAATAATGACATGAACATAAAACAATTAAAACAACTACCTAAAGTAAGTCAATTAACTCCCGGACAAGGAGCTGAATTTGCTCCTGGCGTTAATGTGCCGGGCGATACCCAGCAGCCGCCAATTAATTTAAATACTCCTGGTTTACAAGATCAAATAAATGCGTTAGCAGAACTTCGAGCTGAAGAAATTGTACGTGATCAACAACAAGCTAGAATACTTGCACGTAATGGTCGTACGTTTACAAAATTTGATGCGGTAAATGATGTTATTGACAATCAAACAGAAGTTGTTACTGCAGGTCTTTGGAGTGATGGAATTGCAAATTTAATAACACATCATACAAGCTCAACACAAACAACATCGCAACGCAGGTATTATGTTGACACATATCAAAAAAATACATCTTTAACAGGGTCTGCAGTTCAATATTCAGTTGCATATGGCCATGCATTAGGAAGTGGGTCTGACTCACAAGGACAACTTAATGACTCGCCTAGTAGAGCAGTTTATTCTCAATATAAACAACTTTTATTAGAACCAACTGATAGTAGATTTACTGTTAATGGAACTGATACTGATTCTGTATATGTAATAAACTTTAGTAGAGCTAGAACAAAAGAAAAATTAGATCCAGGTAATTTTGAGTTACCATTAGCTAATATTACATCACGTGATTCAAACGCAACTGGTTCTGTTGCAATTGGTAGTACAGTATATACACTTATTGATGATTCTAACCAGTCCGGATCGCCGACTATCGGAAGTTCAGGAAGAGTTTTTAATATTGTATCTGGCTCAATAAATAATGGAATTCATAATCCAACATCACCAGTATATTATGGTCTTGTTTATCCTGATTATGGCATTATGGTATTAAATGCTAAAACATTAGATGCTAATTTAGGATTCACTACTAATACAGGTTCTAGTTCAGAAGGTAATAACCATTTTGGAATGTTTCATTCAATTTCTGGATCTGGCACAATTACTAATCCAGCAACATCTGACCCATATGGATTCCAAGCAAGAAATGCTGAGACAATTACTAGTACGCATTATTTTGTAAGAATAAAAAATGCAGAATATAATTTTTCAAATAATCCTTCATTTACTACTGGTAGTGTAGGAGAATTTGCTCAGTCATCATTTGTAGGAGATCCTAAAGTTTATATTACTACAATTGGAATGTATAATGATCAAAGAGAATTGTTAGCAGTAGCAAAATTATCACAGCCATTATTAAAAACATTTAAAAATGAAGCGTTAGTAAGAGTTAAATTAGACTTTTAAATTATAACATAACTGAATTAAGGCCCTTTATATTTATAATAAATGTAAAGGGTTTTTACTGAACAATGGCAACAAGAAAACTAAATACTAAAGACCGCGGAGAAGATAGATATAAAGGGAATTATCCTTCTGTATTTAAAAAAATTGAACAGTCTGATTTTAAAACACAAAAGTTTATTACAAATAAATTATTTTTGTTTAATTCAGGAAGCTCAACTAGTAGTGCATTGCCATTAGAAGCAAGATATATTAATCGAAATTTTCTTCCTGCTTTAGGATCTGAATTAACATATAACGACGCAGCAAATATTGATGGTTCACTACAAAGTATTACATATTTTTCTATAGATCATTTATATTATCGTAGAAAAACAGAACCTAGTAAAACTTTTGGCCCAACTGATTTAACCCGTACTAAGAAACATTTATATGAATCTGCTTCAGTATTTGTAATACCACAACTTAAAATTGGGGAAGGTATTAAACCTGCATCATTTCAATTTACAGGATCTGGATTAAATTTATCAGCTGATCGATATAGTAATGTAATTGATGATGGCTTCAATTCTGCGTCAATAGTTTCGGACGTAAAATTTTATGAAGGATTCAATGAATATTTTGATACTTCTAGAATTAAATATGAAGTAGAAACGGGAGTTACTTATCCGTATGGAATTCCTACTACAGATGGTGATACTGCGGCTGTTGGACGTCGTGCACATTTTGAAGGTGCAGGACATATTCAAAGTAACATTCCTGGTTATTATGACAGACAACATGATTATGCAATATCATTTTTTATATCAGGTTCTAATACTAGTAGTAACAATCAAATTGTTGTTGCAAAACAATCCGGTTCAATTGATAGATATCCATTCAGTATTCAGTTAAGCGGGAGTAATGAAATTGAATTTAAAGTATCTGCAAATTCTTCTCTTGGTGCTACATTAGCAGCAACAAGTAGTGTAGATGAATGGACTCATATAGTCTGTCAAAAATCAGGAAGCGAAATACAAATTTGGATGAATGCTGGATTACATGTTTCATCATCGCATAATTTCTTATTATATGGCGTTAATACATTATATACGTCATCAGGACGAATTAATAACGATTATCTGTTAAACATTGGCGGTCTTAGCCCCATAACCTCAAATCTTACAGGTGATCTAGATGAAATAAGGATCTTTAATAAGTCGCTCACCGCTTCGCAGATAAGTGCGTTATCGGACCGTACAGAGGATGGTACATTTTTACAAACAAATCATGTAGGAAATGTATTTGATAAACATGGAACAATTGTTATTTCTAGTCCGCATTACAAGTACGACAATTTAACTGAAGCTCCATATTCTGCAAGTTATCGAAGTACACTTACTTCAGCTGAATATTCAGCATTATGTAGACTATCTAAAGATGATTTTAATCTTACATTGAACCCATCTACTTTACAAGATAATGGTATTGACTATGACACATATGTTTCAAGTAGTGATTTTGCACCTTATATAACAACAATTGGTTTATATAATGATGCAGGTCAACTATTAGTTACTGGGAAACTAGCATCACCGCTACGTAAACGAGATGATGTTGATTTAAATATATTATTAAGATTTGATACTGACATATGATACGACTGAAAACTATATTAGAACAAGTTTCTGCAGAAGAACAAATTAATAATTTGCTAGATATAATCAAAAGCAAACAATATGAACGTATTGGTGCAGGAGATAATGGTATTGTATATGCAATATCCGGAACTGATTATGTATTTAAAATTACAAGAGAGCGTGATGAATTCGATGTTGCTTCAGTAATTGTAGGACGTGAATCAGAATTTACATGTTTCGTCCCGGTAGTGTACGTAAATGACTCTGAAAAGATGTATATTATGCATAATGCAGATCCACTTCCACAACAATATAAAACTGCTATTGATAATTTTTATGCTCGTTACACTAAATTTGCATTAGAGATGCAAGGTGAAGTTAGTATTTTTGATTATTTAGATGCAGAAGGTTCTCGAGAAACAGAAAGAACATTAGTTGATTTTTTGAGAAGATTACAACAACAAGTAGAACGAACAGGTATTGCAGAATTTGATTTAGATCTAGACTTTAAATCAGACAACGTAATGTTATATCAATCAAAAATGGTATTAGTTGATTGGTAAATATTTATTAGTATACGGAATAACGATATGAAATTATTAAATTTATTAAACGAAGTAAGATATAAAACGGTATTAAACAAATTATCGCCGAATCGTAAAGAACCTAAGGCTATCGTTGCTCTTCGTGTTAAACGTGTTGAAAGAGGCGGTAGTGGGGCTGAAATAAATGTTACTACAGAAGAACTAATGGATATTTTTAGATCTAATGATTTCCCTACTAGATACAGAACTTCTAACTATGTTTATCAAGTAGAAATGAAAAAATCGAAAAACAATAAACGAGTAGCAATTGTTAATATTTTTAACACAGATAATTTACCAGACGATATTAAGTTAAATGAGCCGGCTGACTTTGATTTAAATGGAGCTAAAGTTTATCTTATGACGCCTGATGCAGTTAGGTTTAAAGTTGATGTAGAAAAAACAGACACTAAAGTAGACACTAAAGTAGACACTAAAGTAGACACTAAAGTAGACACTAAAGTAGACACAAAGAAAACTAATACAGTTTCTATTCCTCCTGGAACACCTTTATTAAAACGAGGGTCTCGTGGAGAGTCTGTAAAACAACTTCAAACATTATTAGGATTAACAGGCGACAGTGTTGATGGTAAATTTGGGGTTGAAACTTCTTCATGGCTTACAATTTGGCAAGATGAACATAATTTATCAGCTGACGGAATTTATGGTCCGAATACCGCAGCAGCAATGAAAAACGATATGGTAGTGGTTAAAGATCAAGCGAGAGCTAAACGGCTTACTATCGCATTACGTAATGCAGATAAACAAATAAAACAAACTAAACGTTCTGATCTGTTACTAAAAGCGCTTAAGGCGTCAGGCGTAGTTCCGCATGCGGCTGAATCTACTGCAGTAGCAGGGATGAATCATAACGATATTGCATTACGATACCAAATTAATCCAGATGCTGTTACAACTGACATCTCAAAATTTTTTACGAAGTAATTACAAAATAAGTTATGGCAAAAAATCATTGGAACTCAAAATCAAAAACGAGACAAGAAGCATACAAATACGGTTATAAATCTGGATTAGAACATAAAGTAGCAGAAACTCTTAAAGAAATTAATTATCCAGTTAATTACGAAACTGAAACACTTCATTATATAGTACCAGAATCAAAACATAAATATACACCTGACTTTGTATTTACACGTAAAGACGGAGGAACTATGTACATTGAAACGAAAGGCAGATGGACTACTGCAGATCGTAAAAAAATGAAACACGTTTTACAATCTAACCCTGGTATTGACATTCGCATCGTATTTCAAAATGGAAATCAAAAAATTTCAAAAGGAAGTAAAACTACATATGAATCTTACGCACTGAAGATGGGTATAAAACATGTAGCAAATAAAATGATTCCAGCTGAATGGTTATCAGAGTGTTGTCAATTAGATGAAATTCCAACCGAAAAGAAAACTTTTTTTAATATTTGATTGGAAGTGTGAAAAAAATTCATTATCTTCTAATGTAAGTAATGGCATTTAATTAATTGAATGAATGAAATTTTAATGTAATGAATTCGTTAGACCAGAAATGAAATGTATGGGATGACATAAATTAAATAATATATTATATAATGTTATTATTATATTAATTAGCCAGATCTTTTGAATCGTTCTACAGTTTCATTATATTATATTAATGAAGAATCTAAAATTATTACAATTACTCGAATCAGTACTTGGTAAAGGAAAACCTACATCAGGCAATAATGTAGCATTCTTCTCTCCTTTCACTTCTCATTATAAACCAAAATTAGAAATTAATATTGATACATCTGCAGATGGTGATAATCCATGGCATTGTTGGATATCTGATAAAAAAGGTAGAAGTATTGTTTCATTGTTTAAACAATTAAATCAACCAAAAGAGCGTTTTGAACAACTCGCTAGAATCATTCAAACAACAAGATATCGTTCTGAAAAACAAGAAACTCAAGATACAGTATTACAACTTCCAGAAGAATATCATCCGTTATGGATATATAAAAAGTCATTTGAATATAATGCAGCAATGCATTATTTAAAAAGAAGAGGTGTTACGGTTTTTGATATTATTAAATACAGAATAGGATATGCCGAGTCAGGACAATATTCAGGAAGAATTATTATTCCGAGTTATGATTCTGATGGACATCTTAACTATTTTGTTTCGCGTATTTATCGTGATAGAGAAACCATGAAACATAAAAATCCGTCAGTATCAAAAGATATTATTGGATTTGAAATGTTAATTAATTGGAGAGAACCAATTGTACTTTGTGAAGGTTCATTTGATGCTATTGCAGTAAAACGAAATGCAATACCATTATTTGGAAAACAAATTCAACCAGAATTACAAAAAAAAATTATTGAAGAACATGTACAAGACATTTATATTTGTTTAGATGCTGACGCATTAAAAAATGCGTTAGACATTGCAGAACGATTTATGAATGAAGGATTAAATGTTTACTTCATCGAATTACAAGATAAAGATGCTTCTGAATTAGGATTTGAAGCAATCACAAAACGTATTTCAGAAACTATGCAGATGTCATTTGAAGATTTAATGACAATGCGAATGGGAATGTTATGGAAATAAAAAAGATTGATATTGGCATAGATGCCATTGATAAAATATTTCATGTGTCAGATGTTCATATTAGAACATTAAAACGACATAATGAATATCGTCAAGTATTTGAAACTATGTTTCTAACGATTGCACAAGAAGCGACCGATCGGTCAATCTGCGTAGTTACAGGAGATATTGTTCATTCAAAACTTGATATGTCGCCAGAATTAATTATCATGTTAACTGAATTCTTTAATGGATTTAAGCTACCTACAATTGTTATACTAGGTAATCATGATATGAATTTGAATAATACACATCGAGTCGACGCATTATCTCCAATACTTAACGTTATAAACAATGAAAACATTCATTTTATAAAAGATAATGGTGTATTTGAAATAGGTAGTGTTTTATTTAACCATATGGCTGTTGATGTTGCACCATCAAACTACATAAAAGGAACGGATCTTCCGGAAGATCGTTATTCAATCGCATTGCACCATGGTGCAGTTCATTCAGCTCGAACAGATATTGGGTATGAAATTTCAAACGAACATGTTACCGTAGATATGTTCGCCGGGCATGATTTATGTTTACTAGGAGATATTCACAAATCAAATCAAATACTTCAAGAATATCATATTGTAGATAATATAAAGAAACCACTGACAGTATATCCAGGATCACTGATTCAACAAAATCATGGCGAAGCATTAGGGCATGGAATATTAGTTTGGGATCTTCCTGACAGAACATCTGAATTTATAGATATTGCAAATGAGTATGGATATGTAACATTTGAATTAGAAGGAACGTCGATTATTAATGCACCATCATATGTTCCGAACAAACCACGCATACGAGTTAAATTTAAAGATACGTCTGCTGCGGATATGAAGAAGTTTATTGCAGCTTTACGCAAAAAATATACAGTTGAAGATATTTCTATCCAACGAATAACAGATATGTCAGCTACTAATAACGCTGCGAATATCACAATTGGAAATGTTCGAGATGTTGAATATCAAAATACACTTATTACAGAACATATTGATCATAATTATCCACAGGCAACAGATGCAGAAATTGATGCTATTCGACATATTAATAGATCGACAAATTCAAAATTACCAGTATTAGAATCAGTTCGAAATATTACATGGCATCCTGTGTCGTTTGAATTTTCAAACATGTTTTCATACGGAGAAAATAATCATGTTGATTTTACAAAACTCCAAGATGTTGTAGGATTATTTGCACCAAATACATCTGGTAAATCATCATTATTAGATGCAATGACGTATATTATTTTTGATAAATGTAGTAAAACTGGTAAAGCAAAAGAAGTTCTTAACAACAAATCAGATCGGTTCTATGGAAAGTTTGTGTTCGAAATGAATAACATTCAATACACAATTGAACGTACTGGAATTAAACAAAAGTCTGGCCACGTAAAAGTTAATGTTGAATTTTATTCTGAGACTGAAAATCTTAATGGCGAGGAACGTAGTGATACAAATAAAAATGTTAGAAAGTATTTAGGAACATATGATGACTTTATCTTAACAGCATTTTCATTACAAAATGATCAGAGTAATTTTATTAATAAATCACAAAGAGAAAGAAAAGACTTATTATCACAATTTTTAGACATTACAGTGTTTGAACAATTATATCAACTTGCATCTGAAGATATAAAAGAAACTGCTGGCAAACTAAAAGAATATAAAAAGACTGATTTTGCACAAATTATTTCTGATGCTGAAGAAATTATTTCAAATAATATTGATGCAATATCTGAATGTGAACAACAAGATACCGACGCCCAGACTCAAAAAGATAAACTTCAAGATGATTTATTACGACAAGTTGAAAGCAAACAACCAACTACTTATACTGGTCCGTCTAAAGATTTATTAGTTCAAACTGAAAAACAACTTTTAGATAAGATTGGAGTATTGCAAGACGACATTACTGAACTAGAAGAAACTATTGAATCAACTAATACTATTATTTTAGAAACAACCACAAAACTTGCAGAATATGACAGTGAAGAAATTAACGCCGGATGGGAATTATTAAGATCATATACAGAAAAAGTCGTACAAGGGTCTGCAAAAATAAAAAAACAACAAGGAATTATCGATGCACACGAAGAAAAAATACAACATCTTGACACACACGAATATGATGAAGAATGTAAATACTGTACATCAAACGTATTTGTTAAAGATGCACTCGAATCAAAAAATAAAATTAGTGAAGAGCGAAAAATATTAGCAGATCTGTTAGAACAACAAGAAAATATTTTAGAAGAACAACAAGCATTAAAACATTATGAAAAGTTGTCTGAAGAAATACATAATTTAGTTTCAATTGAAAAAACATCAACTGATGAATTAGAAAGATATGAATTAAAACTTCAAATAATAGAAAATGAAATGCAGACTAAAGAATCTGAATTAGAAGCTTGTTTAGATCGGCAAGAACAATATACAATTAATCAGTCTGCAATTGAAACTAATGAAAAAATTGAAGAACAAATTAAATTAATTAAAAATTCATTAGAACTAAATAAACAAGAAATAACAAAAATTACAACACGCATTAAGACATTGCATGGTGAAATTGAAGTTGCAAAGACACATAAAAAACATGCACTTGCAAATTTAGAGTCATATAAAACATTAGAAACAGAATATAAAGCATATGAGTATTATTTATCATCAATAAGAAGAAATGGCGTACCATATGATATAATTGCTAAAGCTCTTCCAAAAATTGAAGCTGAAATTAACAATGTACTTAATCAAATAGTTGATTTTAATATGGTTCTAAATACAGATGGAAAAAATATTAATGGATATATTATTTATGATGAAGATAACTTTTGGCCGTTAGAATTAACATCTGGAATGGAACGGTTTATCTCTAGTTTAGCTATTCGTGTTGCATTAATAAATGTATCGGCGTTACCACGTCCTAATTTTATTGCAATCGATGAAGGGTGGGGAAGTCTGGACTCAGAACATATAGCTTCAGTAATCAACCTATTTGAATATTTCAGAAACAAGTTTGACTTTTCAATTATTATTTCACACGTTGATTCTATGCGAGATATGGTTGATAAATTACTAGAAGTTAACAAACAAAACGGATTCAGCCAGATTCAAAACACTTGATATTTATAATAAAGTATCTCGTGTATGAAACGTAAAGAAACTGTATTTAAAGGCTTAGACTCTGTTAATGTATTTTTTACTGATAATTCCCTAACATCTCCTGATGTTTTTCGAATTACAGAATTTCCAACACGTTTAACTGCTGGTAAAAATTTAATCAAATTAAAAGGCCATCCTACTAATTTACAAATAGGTTCATACCTAAATATCGAAATACTAGATTATAATGGTGATCCGGTTTATTATGAAGTAGTTAATTATTTAGATGAAGATAAGTCTCGTATTATTGCAATTTATATATATGAAGACACTTCTCCAGGTACTGCTGTCATAACGTTAGTAGGCGAGCTAACTGGAATTAACGGACAACCAGTTCCACAACAATGGCAAGGTGTAACAAATGTAAAGTGGTCTAGAACAGTTGAAGTTAATCCAACTATATCAAATGATACTGAAATTATATTTGATTCAGTTCCTTCCGCTTCACTAACAGAACAAGTAGGAGTACAATTAGATAGGACATATCCAGGTAATCAACAATTTCCTACATACACAACCGGCACGGTACGATATTTTTCATATAACAATGTACCTGCGTTTGAAATACAAGGCGGATTATTTAATAAAGAAATGGAAGGTGGTACTATAACAGTTTCATCTCCTGTAAATCTTACTCCTACGCCCCAATATACACCTGGAACGACAACATATAAAACAACAGTAAGAAAAGTATTGTCTGATACATTAATGTTGTTAGACGATGAGTTTAGGGTATCATCATCTCAATCTATATTTACACATACATATACTCAGTTTGACTATTCATCATTTTCTATAATATATGAAGCAGACCCAGTATATACACCAACTCAAAATTCTGAATCATTTGCAAATATATCATTATTCGGATTAGAACCCGCAACAGGAGATGTTAGCAGAATTAAAATATTTTTGAATGGAAATGGGAGTATCGGCACATGGGAACAAATCAATGACATTGAATTGGAAGAAAATGAATTGTTTATTGACGAGGCAAATGTATTTCCTGATTTTAAACTAGGATTAATTACTTCACAATCTGTTATTGACACATATTGGGAATCAAAATACTATTCTGGTTTTACCGAAGGTAGTTCTCCTTCATTAACTTGGACTTCTTCGAGTATGTCAAATGCAGTTCAAGTAGTTACTGGGAGTATTGGAGATATTACTGCATATAACCAAGTATATACATTGCAAACTAAACCGGCGTATGCAGCAACATTTGTTTCAGAATCTTCATATAAAATTACAATTGATGCAATAGGTACGAGAGGTAGTGTCAGTGGTAATAACAACCCAAAATTAAGTATATTTTTATCAGGGTCTGCATTTCCATATGATAGTACAGATATTTTAAATCAAGAACTACCAACTAAATTAGGTGTTCGTGTAGGGGAACTTGAAGTAACAAGTAATTCACAAAGATTTGATGATACTATATTTGAATTTGAAGCTCCGCGTACTGGCACTGCTTCATTAATTTTTGTTATAGAGTCTGGCGGATGGACATTTTCAGATATACGTACGACTACAGATAACGATCCAGGTTATACTCCTGCATATTCAAAAATACGTACGGAAGTACCAACAAAGCATAAATCTTCAAATCAATATCGTTTTAGAATTGATTATTTTAATGTAGATGGAGTTAAAAGTAAACAGTCTTCTTATATTAATAATGTAGATTGGCAGGGCGGAAATCGTTATATTGATGGCGATTATTCAATGATAACTGGATCATTATATGTTGCGGATTCTTTAGAAACAGGTATTGCGATATCAGGACTTAAAGATACTGGATTTGTACGAAGCTTAGGATATTCTGGATTTGAATATGGAGATCCTGGGTTTTTAATTTGGTCAGGTAGTGCATTGTCGGGTAGTTCTGGAACAAAAGGCGGAGTACCATATTCTGGCGTTGGCTTAGAATTATATGCAAATACTGAAAATTATTTTAGATTTTCAACTACAGATTCTGAATTAGATGTACGAACACAAAAATTCTTTGTAGGAAATTCATCAACATTTATTTCTGCATCAGATGGAAATTTAGAAATCTCATCTTCTGGATTAAATATATATAATGGAGATATTACCGCATCTGCGATACAAGTTATATATAACGGCTCGACAATGTTAGATACATCAACTGGATTTTCAGATGGTCGTAATATTACTAGAACAATACCAATTACAACTAAAGGTGAATCAATTCTTCTTCATCAAATTCCTGGAGAAAAATTTATGGGTGTTATATCACAAGTTGATTTAACAGGCGGCGATATAACAGCATCATTTTCATTATTAACCGGTACCGGGTTTGATGATATAAATAAGGTTAGTGGTAGTTGGGGTACTCTGCCCGGATCTGCAATATCGACGGCGTCGATAGTAACATTTGAATTTGAATGGGCTGATTTATTAGGTGTAGGTCCAGACACATTTGGTATTTTGAGTATAACTGGTAACGGTCTCTCATCAGGAGCAGGAAATATGTCTGTATTTTCATATAGAAATTTTAGTTCATTAGGGATTAGTTTTATTCCCAATGTATATGTAGCTTCATAATATATTTTAAAACTTTAACATTTAGTATTATATACTGATGAATAAAACTGTATTATATTTATATAAAATAGGCATTCGAATGAAATCAATACTACAAGAATTTAAACAAAACTTAACAGAACAAACACAAAATGTTACTGTTTTATTTCCAGGTGGGTTTAAACCTATAACTGGAGCACATTTAGCACTTGCTAATCGTTATGCAGAAGACCCACAAGTACAACAAGTAGTAATGCTAATTGGTCCGAAAGAAAGAGATGGATTTACCCGAACACAAACGATTCAAGCATTCAACTTAATGAATTCAAATCCAAAGCTTCGAATACAACCAACAGAATTCAATTCTCCTATTATGGCTGCATATGAATATTTATTTGCATTACCAGAAGATACTACCGGACAATATGCAATGGCTGCATCAGCAAAAGGCGATGACTATGTAAGAACTAAGTCATTTGTTCCTAATGTAGACAAATATAAAATAACGGGAGATAAAAAAGGACGTAAAATTCCACAAGGTGTTGATGCCATTGAATTAACTGCAAATGCAGACCCAATTACATATCCATCTGGAGAACCTATATCAGCAACAGCAACTCGAGCCGCAATTTCTGACGGTGATTATAATATATTTAAACTTTCATATCCTGGTATAACAGATGAAATTCTTAAAAATGTATGGGAAATATTTACAGGCAAAATGATTGAAAGTACATTTTCTCGAGAATGGTGGACGTCTCAAATGCAGGAAGATATTAACGCATTTGTAGAAGGATATATGGATTCTAAAACTGCAGAGAAACATAAAAAGAAAATAGAAAAACTTCGTAAATTTTTAAATAATAATACCGGCAAAGATTTTATATATGACTTTGATA